TTGCAGTAGGGGCAAGTATAAGCATAATTTCCTCTTGCAGTTTTCTTACCAGTTCCTAAAACCGAATTAGTCAAATTGACTAATAATTCGTTTACCATATTAATCTTTATAATTCTCTAGATCAGATCTAAAAAATTTACCTAAAATGTTGGCGTTAATATACGAAGGATTTTCCAGGACTTCAAACATCATTTGATATTTTGTTTCACTGTATGTGAGTTCTTTTTTAGAATAGCAAATTTGGATTATTTCTCGTGTAAATTCCTCTTGCTTATTTTCCTTAAGCAGTCCCTTTATATAATCATGGGAACCAAAATAATTTTTCCAATTACCTTCTTTTACTACCTTTCTCCAGCGTTTATATCCCTTAAGAGGAGGTAATTTTTTATTAAAAAATAATTGCTTTTTGCCAATATACTTTTTACCTGTGGGTGTATGAGTTACCTCATAAATAAAACCAAATGTATTTTCGGGAAATTGTGAAATATCTACTATTTCTTCCCCCTCATAAGTCCAATTCATTAAAACATATCTAAGTTAACCATTATTGTAGTATCTGTAAATTGAGATACTGGTAGGGGTCTAGCTAGTTTTGCAACTGCTAGTAAATCATAATTATTATTATACATGCCCACAGTTGTAATATAGGGTTGGAAAAATGAGCCAGTAGCAAAATCATAATAAGTGTTACTTACTGCCTCACTTCCTGATATTAAGGTAGGGTTTAAAGAATATTGAAATTCATTTTCTTTTATTCTTACCCCAAATTGTGTTTCATTTAAAGTTAAAGTACTTTCAAAAGAACAAGTAACATTAGACCCAGTTATAAAAGCATCAAATCCTGGTGATTCACCATATAGGTCTGTTCCGTAAATTGCGGTGCCATATAATGAATCATATGTATCCTCATTTTCTACTGTAACTATAGCTAACCCATGTTCATATATAATGTTACCTAATTGATTTCCATCTTGGTCAAATAAATTACCTTCTCCATCATCAGTCATTATAGTACTATCTTCTTCGTATCTAAAGGTATTAGGTTTAATATACTCTCCAAATAATTTAGAAGGTATAGATATTACTCCTATTTTAGCATCAGGTAGGATAGGAAATTCTCTCCTAGGTACTAAATCAGATGATAAATAATTATAATAATTAGTAGTGGATGCCTGACCTGTTATAGTTCCATCCGGATTAAAGGAAGCTGTTGAAGCATTACTGCCTGAACCATTTGTGATAAAGTTAGTATAATAGAGTTGTTTTATGGAATCATATACTAATCGTTCGGGAACAAGTGAAATTTGGCCTGTAGTGTTTTCACCTATTATAGAATTTGTAGAAACAGAATTTTTTCCTATAAATCTATCTATACCTGTATTATCTTCAGTAAATGTATCCCCAAATAAAGTATAACTTTTATTTACTTTAAAAGGAGTAACTAATACGTCCTTAGAATTGAATTGTTTGAATGTGCTCATTCATTTAGAAATCTAATTTAACTCTAACAAGTGCTTCCTTAGTAAAGTCCTTTAAAAGCGGTCTGGATAATTTAGCAGTTGCTAATAATTCATTAGCATCGTTATACATTCCAATAGTAGTAACATATACTTGTGGTTGGTTAATAAAGTTAGAATAAATTACTTCCCCTGTAGAACCAGATATAAATGATGGGTTTTCTGAATAATTAAACTCTCCATTTCGGGCTCTTACGAATACATAATCCGATGTAATAGTTTCCTGAGAATTTAATTTAAATTCCCCTCCACTTTCTAGAATAAGAGAACTAATAAATGCTTCTGAGTTTTTGCTATTAGTATTATTACCTCTAGTAGCTTCTAATTGGATTGATTCCGATATAGCTTGAGGGTTAAGTAATACTGTTCCAATATCGGGTAAAAATAATCCATATGATCCTAATGTAGGTGAATATCCAGTACCACTAAATGAAGTACCATTACTACCTGATACTACTTGAAATACTCTAGTAGATCCTAAAAAAGTATTTACTAATGTATCCTTTGAATTATCTGTTAAATGTAAAGTACCTCCCGAACCTGATAATGCAATATTGAAAGAAGATGGGAATAAAGATTCCTTATATCTTGCCCGTTCTACTGAAAGAGCATAAAAATGAGAACCAGTTACTACATTAGTATCTGTTCCAAATTTAAATTCCGCATTTTCATCTTCCAAAATTAATGATCTGTATTGACCAAAATTTGTAAGAGTTGGTGTTTTTCCAGTAACTCCTGCATTGTAGTATACAGAACCACTACCCTTATTATCACAATATGCTACTTCAAATTGTACTTCGGATAAGGATGCTGATAAGGCAGGATCTACTTGAAATACAGAAATATAAAAATCCCCCGAACTACCTGCTACCTGAATGGAAGAGGTAAAATAATCTGTTAGGGCAGGGTTACCAGTTGACCATGCTGTTCCAGTAATAGAATCAGTACTTACAACTATATCTTCAGTATCAAATCTTTTAAAACTCATCTAAATAGTTTATGTTGTTTTTGTAATTGTTAAAGGAATAGTTAATCTAGCTCCTGAATCTAATCCTACAAATGTTATGGTAGTCCTAATTTGTGAACCAATAGCCGTACTATCCCCGAATAATGTGTTTACTGTGGTTGCTCTTAAATTAATTTGAGAACCTATTACAGTTCGTGATATATTAGTACCTAATGTTTGGTTAACCGTAGTATTTTGAGCTTGTGCTGCTGGGGTATCTATTCCCACTCCTGTAAATGTACCTAAAACTCTTACATCCGCTATGGTACATGAGTATCCAGAGGTTTCATTAGCTTGTGCCGCTCCTAAATAGTTAAGAGTTTGTGGTGTAATAGCTAAAGATGCACCTTGTCTTAAGGTAATAGCTGCGTAACCCAGATCTAATACAGGTAATTTAGCTGTTCCTCTAGGTAGAGTAGCTAACTTATATTTCATTATTTGTGTATCATCTGGAAATGCTTCCAGTAAAGGCATATTTTCAATAGCTTCTCCATAAAAAGCAGAACCTGATGGGTGATTTGGATTATATAAAGTATAATCTATTTCATCATCAGCTAATGCAAATTGTGTAATTCTAAACGAACCATCATTTTTAGCTAGTGCTTCTCTACCTTTTTTAGTCAAAATAGCATCTATTGTCACTACTTGATTATTTAAGTATCCCATTTTTTAAATTATTTATTTATAAATATATCAAATTAATCTTTTATTACTCCTTTTTCTACTAAATCGGATAATACATTACCCATATTTTTTTCTAAATCCGATGATATGTCAATATTTTTCATTACTCCTTTTGTAGTTCCAAACCCAGAAGAAGGAGGTATTAAATTAACTAAAACCGAAGTTCCATCAGGATTATATCTTCTAATTAAAAATTGATCTAAATCTACAACACCCGCAGGTATTTCAGGATCTACTTTAACTAATATACTACCTGAAGTTCCCGGAGTATTATTTTGTTCAATTACATCTGTTACAACATACGTAAGGGTTTCCGCTCCTTCAAATCTAAATTCATCTCCTATTCTTACTGTAAATAATTCAGCAGTTGGTTTAAATGATGAACCCTCATGTTGTATTTGTCTGCTATTATTATAAAATGCTGACATTGATAAAGAAGAAGTTAAAAAGTTAGTATTAATAGTAGCACTCCCAGTATTCCAAAATGGACCTTCTAAACTAATAGTAGAACCAATTAAAGGAGTTCCTGTAAATATAGCATTTTCTATTTGCATATTTAATCCTACAGCATCTGGATATGCTGCATCAAAGATATAAATAAAAGGAAATACTCTATCATTAACTTGAAATTCTGTATATCCCGTTTCAAAATCAACTCTTTGTATCCTAGCCGGATAAGGTAATTCTATATAATCTAACTGATTTCCAAAACTTATTATATCAAAATTACCAGCTCTTTCTCTAACTACCGCGGCAAATGCTATACTATTTCTGTTTATTCCAGTAACTGAACTAAAATTAACATCAGCTGCAAATCTGAATTTAACTGTATTGCCCGCTACTGGTATAGTGTTAAATACATAATGGTCAGCAGTTAAATTAAATAATCCTGCTAAGTCATATGGGGTTGAATCCATAGATGCTGACATACCCACTGTGTTTATAAGGGTACCTACACTGGGATTAGATACTAACCCAGCCTGGAAAGTTACTAATTCATTAAATGGAGCATCTTGTGTAACATTATTATTTGCTTCAAATGAATAAAATATACTTTCATTAGTATTTTCCTCAAATTTTATAGATCCTGTAAATGCGTCATTTACGGAAC